CTAGCTGAAAATGTACTTGCTGTATTTGCACCTAAAGGATCACAAATAGCTTCAATGTCTTTATGATTGACTTTACCATTATATAAATCATAGTTAATTAACTTTCTAAATCTATCAGAACGTAAATTACTACCATTTGTATAACGATAATTAGAATAATAGTTTATGCAAGACTTACCCCATTCTTTGTCTTTTTTAGACATAGGTAACTTTTGTTGAGGTAAGTTTTGTCCACCTAAATTGGAATATATATCGTGACTCATTAGTTTGTACTTGGATTAATTTGTGAAACTTTTCTATTAAATATAAGGTTTTTTTGGTAAATTTTTTCCAAATAATTTCCAATATTAGAATTTGTATCTAATAGCTCTTCCACATGTATTCTATGTAATTCGTGTGTTTGGAGTATGCATAACATTAATGCTATTACCCTATCAGTATTTATTTCCCTATCATAAGCAATTAACTCTTTTAATAATGCAATTGATTTAATGGTGTGAAATCTTAATATCTTTTTACCATCTAAATCTTCAATTTCTTCATATAACCATTTTTTAAGATATAATTCACATTGATCTTTAATACCTGATGCACCATTAGTACCTCTATTCATATGAATACCATAACCTCTTTGCACATTAGAATTTCTAACAATATCTTTAATAATATTAGGTTGTTCACATAAATAGTGAAGACTGTTCTTTTGTTCAAAATATACTTTTAAACCTTTTAATTGATTTTCATATAAAGCTTTAGCATTATAATAAATACATAGTTTTCTACAGATCTCATAAAATTGTTCAGCAGTATCCGGTCTTGAAGTATATTCAGCTACTATAATATCGTGAGTTCTGTCTGACCGGTAAAACCTTTTATATACTACAGCAGAACCTAATGATCCTGATTCAGACTTATCTTGATCATAAGGGTCAATTCCTATTATGTATAAATAATCAGGAATATATCCATTAGGGTCTTTTTCAGGGTGTTCCCATATAGCAACACATCCATTTGTAGTAAAGTTTTCTCCAGCTTTAGGGTCTTTCCTTAAAGGGAAATCTGTAATGTAAACTAACTCATCATTAGGTTTCCATTGTATTTTATTTTCTTCACCAAAATATAATTCACCTTTTTGAGCTTGACCTCTTAATGAAGGTACATTTTCTAATTGACCTAACCAGTCTAACATTTCCGGAGAACCAAAAACATTACCTTTATTTCTTAGGAAAGCTTCTTTCCAACTTAATGGGAACTGTGTAGTAACACCATGGATAGCTTTAGGATCTAAACCTTTTCTTGCTTTTTCTCTTAAAAACTCAATATCATCTATAGCTGCTTGTAAATTAGAATTACCATTTTCATCAACCATAGGTTTTTTATAATATTCTGATTTAGGATTTAAACATAAACCCCATCTACCTTTAGCAGCAGAACTAAAAAATCCAATAGTTTGACCTGGATTAAATGGATCCTCAAATTCTAACATATTGTATTTACCTGGATTAGTAAACATCTCATAGAAATATTTACTTCCGGAATCCATATCACCAGAAGATCCAAATACTAATGCTACACCTGTGTAAGTAGAACCATCTTTAATCAAAGGTTCTGTATAATTATAAGTATCTGTAATATTATTAAATACACCGGCCTCATCTAATACTAACCAAGAAGCACTTAAACCTACAGCGGCTGTAGGATTATCTTTAAAAGATATTGCTCTAACTTCAGAATTATAACCTTTCCAAACTTTAACTCCACCAACATCTGCTTGGTATCTAGCTTTAATAAAATCTTTTAAATCAGGATTACGTTGTTTTCTAAATTCAGTATAAGTATTTATAAAGTTTGAATTATCAATAACCATCATCATTGTATTCAAACTAAATGAACTAAAGAATGCTCCAATTACAGCTTTACTATCTGGGTAAAAGTAAAACTCATGAGTACATATTGCTGCAGCTTTATAAGACCATCCTTGACGACGACCTTTTACAGCAACTAAAGACTTTTGATTTTCTTTACAGTATTGTACCATGTGAAAATACTCATAATCTAAATCTACAAACTTTGGAAAAATTTTAGATTTACGACCATTTTTTTCACCTAATATTGGGCAGAAATTCAAATAAAAGAAATGTTGACCGGTAATTGTTATACCAACTGAATTAGTAAATCCATTTAAACACTTATCTTTTACATCATTCCAAAAATCAATATATTGAATAGTTCCTAAAGGAATATTAGTATACATCCCATGTTTATCATAGAAATCTGCTAAGTAAGAAAATTCCTTACTATTAGTAAAATGTTCTACATATGGAATATATGGATTATCGTTTAACATATTTATTGATTTTCAAAAAGACCTACTGTAGCCCCACCTCTAACTCTATCACCTTTACTCTGTTCTTTAACACAGTTATCTAAAGCTGCTTGTACAGCTTCTTGCATCTTAGGCATATCTATAATTGCTTTCTGTATCTTAGTAATACTATCTTCATCGTATTCTACATTCTTAAAGAACTCTTCCATTTTATTAATAGATTCTTGAACTGCTCTAAATAATCTCATTGCTGGAGTAGTATGAATTTTATCATACATATTGATACAATCTAAAAGATCCTGAGTCATTTTAAACTTAGGTTCTTTTAAAATATGATCTACAATTAGTTTATGTTTATCAGAATTACTATGTTGAAAGAAAGGTGATTTAAATGAAGCATAGTACCAAGTATATTTAATCATATTAAATGCTTGAGTCTTATCCTTAGATTTATCTTTCTCCCAAATAGATTTAAATGGTTCTATAACCAAACATTCTGGAGCTACTATAATAATATTATCTTTTAAATCAATTATTTTAATCATTTATTTATTTTATTATATTCTTTTTCAAAGAACTCAAATAACTCTCCCATCATATGTCCCATTAAATAAGAATAAGGTTCATTAGCTTTACCTTTTTGAAAAATTACTCCTCTGTGTTCTAATATTTCTTGAGTTAAATGAAACATTTCATGCACAATAGTATCCCAATATTTCTTTTTATCTTTATTAGATTTATTTATAATAATGTAAAATACACTTCTATTTATAATATCAGAATATTGTCTATTACATAAACCTAACCAAGTATCATCTGCATGTTCTACAATACCGTATTTTCTTTTAAGAGTTCTTAATTGAGAAGTAATAGTACCCACTCCTACAGAAACTACAGCATCATATGGTTGAACTATTATTTCTTTATGCATAACTATTTTCCAAACCCTTTAATTGTTATAGGTGTAAAGTAAGTTTCTTTTAATTTTTGATAAGGAGTATTTATTTTATAAAATTCATTATCATATTTACCGGTAGTAAATTTCTTTTTAACAACTCCTTTAGAATTAATATGTTCCTCTATTTGTAAATTTTCAATAATGAAAAGCTTTTTCTGAAATACTCTCATTGGAATATGACCAGTAACACTAGTAGATTCCTGTAAAGGAAGTTGAGATATGCATTCTAGTTCTACTACCATTTTCCTTTAGGACAACTTGAATATTCACTAGAAGTTTTTGCAGGTATAAAACACCCACATCCTCCTTTTTGAGTACTACAAAAATTATTTACATTAGTATCACAATCTGCACAAATTATTGCACGATCATGTGCAATTTTTTCAATTCTTGGATTTGGCCAAACCAGGTTAGCAAAACCATTTAATATTTCTTTAAGTTTACTCATTTTCTAATAAATAATTTTCAATTGCTTTTTTTGATTGTTCAAAAGTATTATTTGATATATCTGTAATTTTTATATACTGATTGTAAGGTATTTCTTTGATAATTTTACCATTAGTAATAGACACAACTCTTTGTTGTTTTTCTTTATTAAAGTAATTTTTAATCGACACACTCATCTTCTTTTAACTTTAATCTATTAGTATAATCTTGATTATATGCAGTAGGTCTAAACTTACCTAAATAAATCATTTGAATTACTTTACCCTCTCTATTAGACATGGTATCTCTTAAAACCCTAAATTGTGAATCCACAATTCTTTCAAGTTCCATTTTAGACAAATTAAACTCACTTTTAAGTTCATCCAATATTTCTTCATAGATATTACTTTTAGTTGAATTCATTATTCAAAAATTAAATTAACTGAATCGTGTTTTAAAATATGTAGTATTCTAGGATTAACTTTAAGTGTTAATCTATCTACTTGTTGTAATACTTTCTTAGTAACTAACTTTTTAATATAGTTATTAAAGTTAAACTTATCCATATCTAAGAACATACGAACATCTGTTCTAGTATCTTTATTAATAATAGATATATTCTTATCTGCAATAACTACTAGTATATCAATCTCTTTATCTGTTAAATTACCCATAACAGGATTTAACATCTGAATAAGATATTTAGTTTTTTGAGCTATTGGTAATTTAAGTTTGAATTCCATTAGTTAATTAAGTTTAAATCAGCACAGTCCTCATCAAAACCTTTAATGATTTTAGAACCTTCTAAATAAAGATCTTTAATAATATCTTGAATAATAGTTCTATAACCACACATATGTAAATCACAATTAAAATCTATACATCCATCCCACTTTAAAAATCCAAAAATAATAGGTTTTGATTCATTAAAATCAGAAGTATCATTACTTGATGTTTTAGATCTATATAATGTATTATTAGGATCATCTGTTCTAGAACTAACTTCATACACATTAAATTGTGCTGAAGGTGATTCTTCATTTGATCTACTAAATACTATAGTATACCATTCTTTATAAATTATATCTTTTAAGTTTAATTCCATACATCAAATATAATTGATTTAGTTATTATAACCAAATTTATTATATAACTAAGTTGATTATAGAGCTTCTATAGATTTTAATAAATCTTCTTTTAACATTCTTATAGCAACCTTATTTTGAAATCTTAATGTTTTAATACCCAAATTTTTTAAATTAAGATCTCTTTCTACATCATGGTTATACTGTTCAATATCTTCATAATGATGTTTACCATCTAATTCTATACAGATATTGTATTTAGGTAAATAAAAATCCAGTATATAAAATTGATAATCATTTACAAATTTTACATACTGGAAAGTATATTCTATATTTAATTTAGTAAGTAATAACTTAAAATAAACTTCAGCTCTAGTTATATTTTGAATTAATTTATCTCTACGCTCTAAAGCTAAAACTTTAGGATCAATAAAGGTTGTAGCTTTAATAACTTTTTTCTTAGGTTTCTTTTTCTTAAGTCTAGCATGTTCATCTCTTTCATTTTGAACACCTTGCATGTAAATAGCTACTTCTTTTAATTTATCAGTATAATATAGAATTTCTCTAGTATTACCTCTTTTCTTTGCTTCACATAACTTCCACTTAATAGAATACTTAATTAGTTTACCCATTTACTTATTTTAAAACATGAGAGTGCCCTTCCAAAATCTTTCAACTTTGGTAGATCCTGTTAAGGATTATTAATTTGAGAGGTTTGTTAAAATTGTCTATTTCTACCCAACAAGTAAACCAAATGTTTAATTGAGGAGGGTTAACTTTGTTCTGGTTAAATCCAGGGCCTACTTCTTAGCCAATGTACCCTTATAGTAACTCACCTATATTTCAAATTCTTTTAGAGTAGAGGATTGAATCTCAGAACTATGACACAAATGTTGTTCCTACAAACCCTGTTTCTTAAAGGTTCCTTTCTCAAGGGATAACTTCAAGAGTAAAACTCTACTGTAAATATAAGCTTTTCTTAGGACATAACAAAATTTATTTTATCTCCTTTGTAACATTTAACACACATTTTACCTTTTAACCCCATCATAACTAGGTATTTATTATCTTGGTAATTGTGTAAACAAAATAACTGTTTTAATTTAAGTTTTAACTTCTTCATATTATTCTTCAGTTATAGGACTAGTTCCGGTTAATAAATAAAATTTGTTAATTTTTTCTAAAAAAATAACTTGTTCATTAATATGATGCATTTCATCATCATTTAAATGATCATTATATCTCTTACGTCTAACACCTTCTTTAAGGTATATTACTTTATTTCCATTTTCATCATAAGATACTCCTTTAATCTCATGATCTTTAAAATTCTTACTTATTGTTTGCATGTTATTTTATATTTAATTGTTTCATTAATTTTTTAAGTTCTGATTTGTTTTTAATAGTTCCTGAGAATCTAGTTACATCTCCTTGTCCAAACCAATGTATTCTTAAGTATTGATTTTCAGTATCATATTGTAATCCTAAATTATCTAATGGATTTCCTAAATCTAATTCAAATTCTATTTCAGTAGTATTAGAATCTCTTGATTGTTTCCACCTTAAACTTTCTATATCAGATTGGTCTAGGTATTTGACTCTAATGGTTTTCTCAAATAAATGAGTTGGTAATTGTGATAGTCTAATAGATTTTAAATCATATTTAAATTTATGCCAATTAGTAGGAATATAGTTATTTTCTCTATAAGTAGCAATTCTATTATCATATTTCTCATATTCAAATCCTATATGAAACTCTTCAATTGTAGGTGTGTAGTATAAGTTATTTTCCATTTGTTAGTTTATTAAAAGCATTATATTCTATTGTTTGGTAAGTTGATTCTAATTGTTCAAACCATTCTTTAGTTCCAATTAGAGTACCTTTTCTAATCCATTCTTTAGGTTTCTTAACCCAAAACTGCTGTTGTTCATATTCATTGTTACTCATGTTATTCAATCTTCATAAATATTTCAATATTATCAACATCTCTATCTTCATATACAAGATATGATGTTTCACCATTCATACCATGCATCTTAGTAAAACACCCTTTACAAGGTGATACTGGATTTGTATAAAGTTTATTTATAGCTTCTTCATATTCATGAGATAGTTTTATTATAAACTCTGCTTTTTCAGAGTTATA